TAAATTGTATACAGATCCAAATGTAGGTAATTTATCTTGGACAGTGGAACAATTTGCAAATGAATTTATTAGAGTACATAGAATGGTTGAGGCATGTGAAAACATTGAAATTACTAATAATGATAATGAAAATCCTCCAGCTATAGAAAAAAAAGTTGAAGAAGTACAAGAAGTACAAAAACCAGTAGAGACTCAAACTTATAATGCAGATGATCTACCGTTTTAATAATAACAATTTCAGCCGCAGGACATTAAATCTCCACAGCTTAACTTACTATGGTCTGTTCTGCGGCGTCAATTCAGGAGGATTATGATAAATTCACAAGCTAAAGGTAAAAAAGCAGAAAGAGACGTCGCTAAAGAGATTAATAGATTTTTAGGAACAAATGTAAGACGTACTCCACAATCAGGTGGAATGTCTATTAAAGGTGATATAATTGATATTAATCCAGAGTCAGCAGCTTTTGATTATCATTTTGAAGTAAAAAATCAAAAAAATCTAATGATTAAAAAATGGTGGGAGCAAATTTATAGTGATTGTCCACCTGGAAAAACGCCAGTTAATGTATTTAAAATGAATGCTAAGTTTTATGCAACACTAGAATTAAAAGATTGGTTAAGTAGTTTAGCAGAATTTCAAGAGTTAAAACACTCGCACGATATTATGAAAGAAGAACTTGAAGATCTACGAAGCAAATGAATGAATTTATTAGTATATTAATTTATTTAAAAGTTAATAAACTAGCAGAAGTTCAATTGGCAAAGAGAGGTACAATAGTAGATGGTAAAGAAGTACATTTTTGTTACATGAGGCAAAAAATGATAACAAGAAAAGATCTTATAGATTTAGCATATAATAATGGTTATATAAGGAAATAATATGGCAAAAACAAAAACACATACAATTTATAAAACATCTGATGGTAAAAGAGTAAAATCAGTTACTACTTTAATTAATGCACACTTAGGATGGAATAAGCAGATGTTAATCGCTTGGTCAAGATTACAAGGATTAAAGGGGAAAGATGCAAATAAAGTTAGAGATGAAGCTGGAGAAATTGGAACATTAGCACATAAATATTGTGAGGCTTACATTAAAAATGAAAAAGTTGATACATCTGATTATAGTGAAAATCAAATTAAAAAAGCTATTGTTGCTTATGATGCATTTTTGGAATGGAATTCTCAAGTAAAACCAGAATATGTAGAAAGTGAAATAAAATTAATTAATGACAAATTTGAAACTGGTGGTACATGTGATCTTATTTTAAAAATAGGTAAAAAAACAGTTATTGCAGATCTTAAAACTTCTAAAGGATTATATGATGAATTTATAATACAGTTAGGAGCATATAGAAAATTATATGAATTACAAACAGGTGTAAAAATTAATGCTGGTTTATTATTAAGACTTGATAAAGAGGGTAAAGGATTTGAACAACACCATATTCCGTTAAAAAAACTTAATTGGGGTTGGAGAGTATTTCAAACAATATTAAAACTACAAAAGCTGAAGGAGACAAAAAAATGATTAAAAGATTTATTGATAGTGATCTTTTTTCTAAGAAATTTTTTAGATCTTTATCAGCAGAAGAAAAAGTATTATGGTTTTATATAACACAGTCTTGTACTTATGATGGTTTTTGGGAACATGATGAGGACGCAGTTGCTTTTTATTGTAATAATTATAAAGGTGAAATACCAAAAATTATTATTGATAAACTAGGAATGTATCAAGTAGACGATGAACAGTGGTTTTTAAGTAAATGGTTATTATTTCAATACGGCCCGTTAAGATTATCTGTAAGACCACATTTTAGAATTATTGAAAGAATTCACAGGAAGGGTTTAGATAAGGTATTTCCAGAATTATTAAAAAATCCTTATTTGGAAGATTAATGGATAAAAAATCAAAAAGAGCATTAGAAATACATGCTGAAATAACAAGTTTGATAAATGAGTTAAAATCAATTGGTTATGAATTTGTAAACCTACAATGTTTTAATTTTACTCAAACTACTATAAGGGAGATAAAAAAGTAATGGCTAAATCACATCCAACTTATAATGCCGATTATAAAAAATGGGGTATGAAAGTAGGTAAAATTCAAGATCGTATAAAACTTATGAAATTTATAGATCCCTGGTCAGAAGAGGGAATTAAACAATCAGAAGAGTTTTCTAAAAAACATGGGAGAGCATGGTGGTATTTTCAAGGTGTAGAATTAAGACATAATAGAGAACTAACTTGGATAGAACAATTTAGAGTAGAAGATCCTAATAGGCCAAGAGGCAAAGGAATAAGAAAAAAAGTTGGAAGACCAAGGAAGGATGTTTGAGTTTTGTCCTTTAATAGATAAAGAAAAAATTATTAAAAAATGTCCATTTGCAGCAAAGAGAGAAAACAATATACATTGTGGTTTAAACAAAACGTTAACTTTAGAAGAAAATAATGTAAGGAACATGAAACAATGCCCGCTAAAATCAAAGAAGTATACAAAAAAGACTCGACGATAAATAATATTCATTTTGCATGGGGATGGGATTTGCCAGCAACAGATATAGATTGTTTATTTGTTGAATATAAATATCCTAATCAACCTCGAGCAATAATAGAATATAAACATGATAATTGGGATAGAAACTATACCAAGGGGCCAATACAGGCTTTAAAAGCTTTATCAGAAAAAGCACAACTACCATTTTTTATTGTAATATGGACAAATTATCCAGAAGTATTATTTAGATTATTTCCTATGAACGAAGAAGCCGAATTAGAAATGGAAGAATATGGAATACATAATATTGAAATTAAACCAGAAGAAGTAATAACAGAAAAAAGATATATAAGATTTATGCACTTTATAAGGAGAGGACAATGAATTTAAAATTTACAAAAGTAAGAGATGTTAAAAGTCCAGAAAGATCTGGTAGAAATGCAGGAATAGATTTCTTTATTCCAAATGATCTTGGAGATCTATATGAAATAAAGAAAAATGAAGCAGTATTAATACCATCGGGCATTAAGGTAAAAATGCCAGATAACCATTGTTTAGTGGCATTTAATAAGAGTGGAGTAGCGTTAAGGCATAATTTAATAGTTGGCGCTTGTGTTGTAGATGAAAATTATACAGGAGAAATTCACTTACATTTAATGAATGTAGGCAATAAAGATATGGTAGTAAAAGCTGGCCAGAAAATATTACAATTTGTATTAATTAAACAGGAATATGTAAACCTTAAGGAGGTAGAAAATGACGCCATCTTTGATAGAAGAGATCATGGGGAACGAGGAGACAAAGGATTTGGATCAACTGGAAGATAAATCTATATTAGAAATAGCACAAGAAATTGTCTATGAACGTAGGCAAGAAAAAGAAAGACAATATGGACCGTTTGATGAAGGAATGGAAAAGACAGCAACAATAGCTAGTCTTCTTACTAATAAGGATATTGAAGCAAGAGATGTTTATTTAATATTGGCTGCTTTAAAATTATCTAGAGAAAGTTACAATCATAAACAAGATAATTTGTTAGATGCTGTGGCATATTTAGGTGCATTAGATAAATATGAGAATGGACAATAATGAAAACTGGAATAATAGGAATATTATATAATCCACCAAGATTAGATATGACTCATCCAGCTGGATGGAATCATATTGTAAGAGATATACTATTTCCAGAAGGAGAATTTTTAACTGAATCTGATAATTGGCTTGATTATGATCAATTATTTATTTGCCATGGATTAAATTATAAAGAAGCAAGTTATAATGTTGTAGGAGGAATAACTGATTTACACATAAAAAGATTACAAATGTTATATGATTTTAAAGGCAAGTTATTTTCTTTTGACGATTTTGATTTGTTAGACTTTATTAAAAATAGAAAAGTAGATTTTAATTGGGACAAAGAATGGAAGTATACAAAGCTATACTTACCTACAAAAGATAATATTGTAGTAGGAGATAGTCACTCTTTATCAGTTTGGCCTAATGATAGTTATAATATAATTAGAAATGATGGTAAAACATTATTTGGTTACTTAAAAGATCCATTAAGTCTAGGTTTATACAAAGATGTTATTTTGTATTTTGGAAACATAGATATAAGATTTCATTTGTGTAGGCAACCTAATCCAGTTAAAGCCACTTATGAATTATTCGAAAGATATATAGAATACGCAAAAAAATATGATGCTACATTAGTAAATTTATTGCCTATTGAAAATGAGGATAGAAAACTCCCTAAATCCGGGCAATATAAAGATAAAAACTTTTTTGGATCTATGAAACAAAGATCTATACTAGTAGATATTGCAAATGGTATTATGAATACATCAGGATTAAAAACTATTAAATGGCCTAAAGAGTGGTATGATAATATTAATTATTATCAAAAAGAAATAATGGAAAGAACACAATCAGTTCATTTAAAACCACGATATTATAAAAAAAATATTACATCAGAACAAGTGAGTTTATTTTGAGTTTTGAAATTATAGGTGAATTGCAGGCAATGTTAGATGATTATCATGTCAAAAGCATGAAAATGGAAAACTATACAATTAAAAATTTTCCCTTTGAAGGAAACCTAGAAAAAGAAATAGATGATGATTTAATTTATAATGTACCTATATACGACATAGGAAGTAGGCGATTTGCGGCATTCTGTAGCTTTACAGAGGCTGTTTGGTATGAAGATAAAGATTATAAAGGTAATGGTAAATATTTAAAAAATGATATTACAGAACCTTTGGATTGGTTTATGTTATTTTATTTATTTAGACTATGTGGAAGTGGAATTAATTACGTTCCAAAATCAGGATTATTTAATGATTTTTATGGAACACATGGATTTGGTAACTTCTGGATTATTGATTCTATTCTCGTTGGAAGATTTAAATGCACAGAGTGGCTAGATGATCTTAGAGAGAGGCAAATACCGTTTACAGATAATAAAGGTTATTTATTACCACAATTTAGTTATCCAGATATGACATCGGGGCATTTAAAAAACTTTATATTAAAAGATAGTTGGAAGTTAGTGGCAGCAATATTAGATTATTTAATGCAAAAACCAGAAAGAGCTGAGATTTATCAAATAACAGATTATGGTAATAAGTGGTTACAAAAGAATGGATATAAGAGACAAAATTTTGTATTAACTGCTTTTGCTTGTGATTTAGCGCAATATTTTAATGACTTTGTAGATCCAAAAAGTAGGTTATATGCTGGAACAAATGCAACTAAATGTATTAAAAGCATTTATCCTAAAGTTAGAAAAGTTAAAGAGTTTGATTATATTAATGATGTATTACAATATCAGGCGGAAAGATATAATCTAAATCCAATGGATTGTGAAGACTCCAGAAACTGTGACATTATAAGATATTTAAAAGAGTATCAATCTAAAGATCATATCTCTAAGAACGGCGGTAAAGTAATGCTAAATAATTCTGTTTTAAAAAATATCTTAGGTTTAGAGAAATATTATAAATTTGCAAATGAGTTATAATGCATAATAATCACGTTATAGATTATATTAATAAAGACTTAAACTTGTATTTAACAAGAGAGAGATACCTAGGATTAACTAAAAATTTTAAATCTAGACTACCTGAAATACAAATTACAAAACATGAAGGTGTAAAAGTAATAAGAGAAGATAAAGTATTAGTAGGAGGAACTAAAACTAGAATAGGTGAATTTTTATTTAGTCAAATTACTAATAAAGTTGTAGTATACGTAGTTCCAAGATTTGGTTTAGCGGGAGCTGCTATTATGGAATTATGTAAATTATATAATAAGGAAGCAATATTTTTTATGCCTGCTTGTAAAGAAATTAGTGATCATCAAGCATACGTAATTGATCAAAAGCCAAAAGAAGTACATTTTAAAAGAATAGCTGCAATGCCTAATTTAAATAGAATAGCAGAAAAGTATGCAAATTTACATGGTTATGAATTTATACCGTTTGGATTAAATCATTACATGGTAATTGCCGGCGCAATAAGAGTTTGTGAAGATTTGTTAAAAAAATATAAGGAACCAGATCAATTATGGACTGC